AAACCTATTCATCCTATAACAGAATGATTTACAGAATAAAAAACTGTATTTTTAGGATAATGCTGGGGTTTGGATAACAATTGCATGGCGTACATCCTTAATATCAACTACATTGCTTTTGCTCACTTTGCCGGTCTTGTAACTCTGCATGTGCTGCATGTCAAGTGCTTCACGTAACCAGTTGCTATCCACTTCACTAGCCGACATAATGATGAATAGCTCATATTTTTCATCATACTTGGGTATAAGTGGATAAACAGCAGTTTCATCCGTTATGGCTTCGAAACGCTCCTTGAATTCGTCCTTTTCAGGTTCCGGAGCAAACTCAATACCCCAGTCCTGAAGTTCAGACTTATCCCAGTCGTTCATCATCACGTCCATATCATTCTCACCGAATGACACGTTATCCTTTGTCGCATATTCACGCAGCTTCTTTACAGGAGTCTCAGGATTTAGAACCTTGCAAGGAAGTTCCTTGTACCCAAGTTCCTTGCAGGCCCTAAGTCTTAAATTACCGCACACTACAATGTATCTTTCTCCTACAGGATAGACAATTAGTTCACGAAGATTCAGCATCTCAGGACTGTCCTCTATGCTTTTCTTCATTGCATCATAACGATAATCCCTGAAGAACCGGGGATTTTTCGGAAGGCCATCAAGCTGGCCCTTGTTGAAATCTAGCAAACTGATCTGGATTGTTTTGAAATCAAATTCTGTTGTCATATACCAACTATTTAAATCAACAACACTAATAATCAACATCACACAATAGCCGGAACATCACTTAGTCAACGCGGTATGAATTAAACTCAACCTTATCCTTCAATAGTTGTTCAATGTCATTGCATCCTATCTTCTCAAGATAGGTAAGAGTAGCTATTATGACATCTGCGGCTTCTTCCTCACGTTCACTCCAGGATGGTATATGATTGCTTCGCTCCTTACCAGCTTCAGCAAGTTCCCTCCATTCTGACGATATGGCCAGCACTACGGCTTTAGGAGAAGTAGTTTCTGTCATTTTTTTTCGCTTCAACGCTATATCAAAACATCTTTTTGCAAGTCTGTTTAACGTAATCATAATTATCTAAGTTATTGTTATCGGACTATATATCAATTAAGCAAATGATTCAGGGCGAATGAATTTTCTCCATAATGGTTGTTAAGGTTAAACAAAAGAGGAGTCTAAATGACTCCTCCGTATTCTAATTTACTGCTCACTTTCAAGTTCCTTAAGTCTCTCATTCATCTTCTCTTCCTTCTTGGAGTATGCACTTTTGAGTTTTGAAGTCATCTCATTGTACTTTTCAGGATATTGCTCGCTGAAAAGCATATTCTGCAATTCCTTCAACTGACTGTCATACATTACAGAAGCTTCAGATAATTTTGTACGAATAAATTCTCTGTACCATCTGTTTCTATCCTTAGCATTATCTGTAACATATTTCACCATATCCATCTGACCTGTTTTCAGTCCTATTGAATTAAGGAACTGATACCAACAATTCTTCAACACCAACACATCCAAAATTGTCTGCTCGTTCAATGTCATTCCATCGGATTTGCTTGTATAGTCAGTCATATCATCTGCCCATTTACGCATGGTTTCAGTTGACTTCTCAACCATGAGTTCCTTATTGCGCTTAATCTTCTGTCTGATATTCTCTGCCTCAATCTGCTTTGATACAGTACAAGCACCTTTAACAGATGAAGATTTGAGATAATAAAAAGAAACCTTGAATTCAGGCCTTCTATAATTAAGAACCTCAATGCATCTATACAACTCATTATTTTCGAGCTTCTCTGCAATCCTTTCATCAGATTCAGAATAAAAGCATTTATGGTCGAATACGTTATCATACACCACCTCAAAGCCCATATCATTGTACATCCTGACTGCATCTTCCTTTCTCTTTTTCTCATTTTCATTATCCCATGATTTTGGAGATTCAATTAGAATGACTGATTTTCCGAATGTCAGCGGCTCTCCCTTTTTAACAAGATTGTCAGCCTCCTTCATGACACGGTATTTGACATATTCCTGCTGCTTCCTGGAGAAACATTCACGATTAATGCACTTCTGCTCCTTACCTTTCATTTCGTAGAACAGGCACCCATGATTTGCCGTATTATTGATGCATCCGGAACATGATGGAATCGAATCACTGAAATTATCCTCAGAAAAGAACTGTGCCTTATCAATAACACAGAACAAGTCATCAATATATTCCTTTATATCAGATATGCTTGCAGCACTCTCACCATTCACGTTCTCATTATAGAATTCTTTCTGCGCATCTATATCGAGTTTAGCCAGCAACATTGCTCCTGATATTGGGATAAGTTCCTGTCTTAACATATCAATAAGCTCAGGAATAAGCCCTTTCAGCTTAACTCTGTCCTGAATGAATCTGATTGACTTACCGAATCGGACAGCAATGTCCTCAACAGCATTTCCATTTTCAAGAAGAAGGGAAAATGCTATCGCTTCCTCAACAGGATCTACATCCTGGCGCTGCAAATTCTCTGTTATCATAGCGTCGAAAGCCTGTTCGTCAGTCATTTCCCTTACTATGCACGGTATTTCATTGTACTTGTCAGATTTTTTAGCCAGCATATTCCATGCTCGGAAACGTCTTTCACCGCATACAATCTCGTACCTCGGTTCTACAGATACAACCTCGCCGGTTTCTTCATCAATATGTGTTTCTTCATCGCTGATTTTCCTGACTGTGATAGGCTGTAACAAGCCCTGTTCTTCAATATTCTGAGCGAGTTCCTCAATCTTCGCTTCATCAAAAGTTTTACGAGGATTCATCGGTGAAGTATGTATGTACATCACCGGTATTTTTTCGATTTGTGCCATAATTTTAATATTTATTGGTTTGACTTTTAGTTTATTACATCAGTAAAGATAGTTCAGAATGACAAGTTTTGCAAACAGAAACTTCCCATTTTATAGCCTTTTAATCACTGAAATAAATTCACGTTCAACAGTCTTTTCAAACGCATTCATCTTATCCATGCTAACACGTACAATACAATGTCCGTTAACTGTAAGATGGACATTGTACCATTCAAAATGACTACATATCTCATCCTTTTTCCTAAGCCCTTTTTTGTTGAACTTTATTTCATACACCCTTATGTTTGCAGTCATACTCTTCAAGCTGTTTTTTCAGTCTTTCAAGTTTCTTCTCTTTCATGAAGGAAAGTATATCATCAGATCTACGGAGCGCTTCCTGTGCACTCTTGTCTCCATGTGATGCCAGAACCTTCAATTGTTTGCGGTAATCATCATAATACAACCCAGATTCCTCCTGAACTCTTACCTTATGCTCATTGTACGATATTACGTCAGCCTTAGCGCATCTCTCACGATTGTATTGATTCAGCCATCCCATGATAACAGAGCCATCCAGACGATTATATATCTCTCCGTATCTACCCTTCATAGCATTTCGGAAAGCCAACTTCAAATCATCAATCTTGAAATACGGATATTCCTCGATAATTAAATCAGTTGTAATGGCTACCTGTGAATCATTCATTGTATTTGACGCATTGAAGAAATCCACAACCTCCGACAGCAATATCACAACAATTGCACGTGCATGATTTTCTCCGAATTCCATGGCAACTTTTACAAGTGCCGGCACTGATGATGCAAAAACATCATCGATACTCTTAGGTTTCAGAATCTGTAAGTATTGCTTCGGCGAGGCCTTTAAGACGGCTAACTGATTCCTTTCTGCCTCCTGCCGTATTGTTATTTCGTTTTTCGTCATAATTACCCTCCAATATCTTAGTGAAGTTTCCAGCCTTGAAAATCCAGTCAAAATCGCACTTCCAGTTTCTGTCGTTACACCCTAAAAGAAATGGACTGGCAGCCACCTTCTTCAATACGGTGAATACAGTTTCCTTGTCGTACTGGGCTATTCTTGCCTTGACAGCCTTGCGCCTTGCTTCGGTCATGTTCACGACCATTGACAATTTACCGTTGAAAGTAGTATTGAAGTATTCCTGCAATCTGACAAAATCAACATGCTCTATTTGCGGATGAGGATTCAAAGAAAGCTCGTCTTTCTTTGTATCTCCTTCTGGAGATATTTCTTTATCATTTTCTTTACTTTTCTTTACTCTACTTTTCTTTACTTTACTTTGTGTACTTTTTGCGGAAGAAACAGGCTTTTCTTCAGAAGAAAAAGATATATCTTCAGAAGAAATGATGTTATATTCGTAAATTTCATTATTTCTTCTACATAAATCGCATATCTTCTGGTACCTTTCTTGTATTCCTTTTGACGTCAAAATTTTTTCAGAATCATACAATTCCTTAGAAAATAACCCGATTACCAAGCAGCATTTAATGACCTCACGTATATACGCCTCTTCAAAGCCCGTTTGTTCCGATACAAAGAAAGGCAACTCTTCATCCCACCTCATATAATACCCTTGTTTGTAGATATTACATAGCAGGAGAGCATATACTGTAACAGCCTTACCACCCTGGTATTTGATTAGTTTTCTAATTCTCAAATCTTGAAAAAAATCAATATCAAAAGGGAAATAATCAAGACCAATCTTCTTATTTCTTCCCATATTTAAGGTATTTTTGATGCGTTACAATGATTACACAGCGTTCTCAGATTTTCTTCTGAATTTAATCTTTCCAATGGATACTGTCCTTTAATAACAGAATATACAGAATGTATATGGTCTATTTGCAAATTATCGGTTGATCCACAGATAATGCATTTATTATTATCCCTTGAGAAAATAGCATCTCTAACGTCTTTTCTATTTATAAATGCACTTGAAGAATTTCTCAATGCTTTATATCTAACTTTTTCTGAAATATTAGAAAGCATTGATAATGTCTTATTTGTAGGATTCCATTCAGGAAATCCCTGCTTGTTTGGTCTGGCCATAAGTACCTCCTACTTTCAGAACTCAATCGGAGTTACCTCATATTCGATACGTGGTTCCTTCTTGTCGATGAACTTCTGAATGTCTATTTGAACACAATATCTGTCATTATCAATCGTCTTGGTCTGCTGCAGGCAATCAAGAAGAATCTTAAGAGAATTGTCCAGATCCGGTCGGTTACTTGAATAATATATCTTTGCTTTCAGCTTGAAATATCCCTTTACCATCCTACCACGTTCCGGACACTGGATATAGAAATTCTTTTCATATTCAGTAAGAACCTTCTGTTTGGCCAGCTTTGCATGACCACCGACATTTACTATCTTATAACAGTTACTCTTACTTGGTATCTGTCCTCTTATCACATACATAAGCTATAGTATTACATTGGTTAATTGTTTTCCGTTAGTCTTTATCATCCACTTTCCTTTTTCCGGCTGCTCAATCCTCAAATCCTCTACCCTACCGAATGTTTTAATGTTTCCACACAGGTCAACCACCCAACCCTCCTTCCCTGGGTATGGCCGGATAACACGACCTACCATCTGGTAGTACAATGCAAGTGACATAGTAGGCCGGCAAAGAACGATTGTATCCAGCTCAGGATAATCAAATCCTGTAGTGAGTACACCGCAATTTGCAACAACCTTTATCTTTCCGGACTTGAAGTCTGACAAGATCCGTTCACGTTCTTTCTTAGGAGTCGTTCCACTGACCACTGCACTGTCCGGAATCTCATGGGTTAGCATTTCAGCCTCCTTTACAAACCTCGTGAACACCAGTATTCCACGTCTCGGTATTCCACTCTTAGGAGCCAGCAGCCTTCTTACCATGCTAATCAGATAGCCATACAGGTCAACACGTTCAAATTCCTTTGAAAGACTCGCTTCATCGAAGTCAGCACCAGTTGAATTCCTTCTGACATTCACAAGTTCTATTTTTGTCAAGTCGTAATACTTCAGTTTGGTAAGGAATCCTCTTGCAAGCAGTTCGCTCACTTGACAATAATAGATTACGTCCGAAAAAACTCTCGGTCTTGTACGCGTAAGGAATTTTAGCATCGAACCGTTCATCGTGCTGCACAATCTATAAGGAGTAGCAGTAAGTCCGATAATACGTCTCTCAGCAGCTGCGAAGAAATCAGCATACATTCCTTCTGTCGGGTTAACCAAATGGCATTCATCAATAAGAATATACCTGAAATGCTTGAAATCTTCCATGTGATTATATACGCTACCGATAGTGGCGAAGGTAATTCTGTTTATATCCTTTCTCTTGACAGAGGCAGAATAGCATCCGGCATCAAAGATTCCGTATGTCTGCAACTTTGCGAAGTTCTGTTCCAGGATTTCCTTATTAGGCTGGAACACCAGCAACGGTTCATTCAGCCTTGCTGCTATGTCAGCTATGATGAGGCTTTTCCCTGCACCGGTAGGCAATACCATAAGATAATTTCTACCGTTTTTCAGTTTGTAGTGCGATATTGCTGCGTTACTGGCTTTCTGCTGGTAATCTCGTAATTGAAACTTCATATACTTAATATTCCTTTATGAACTTTTTCGTGACAGGAAGCACACAGAGTGACAAGGCAATCAAGGTACTCAAGTTCCTTTCCAACAATTGAAACACCATTTACCTTATATCTCTTGTGATGCACTTCCAAAGGATAGCGTGCTCCGCAAATCCTGCACTTATGCCCATCCCTTAACCTCACATTCCTTGCAACCTTTTCCCAATATGGATTGTTAAGAGAACGTGCATAATTGGACTTGCGGCCACGCTTATGCTGCAATCTACTCATCACCTACAGCGTCATTGAATTCTTCTTCACCCATAACTTCACCATCATTATCTGGAAGCATGTCATGTTCCTTGTCAAACTCTTCATCAGAAGGTTTCTCAGGAGCAGGGAAGTCAAGACCGAACAGCTCCATCATTGCTACACGGTTCTTATCTTCCTGAGCCCACAATGATGATTTATCGTAGGATGGAATCTTTTCAGATTTGGCCAGTACGACCTTACCGTTAAGAATGGAATAATACAGGAAATACCCATTCAAAGCGATACGGAATGTCTTTGTAGCCGGAAGTTTCTTTTCCTCCGTTCCTTCCTGTACTTTTGCAGCGTAATCCTTAATCTGCTTGCTCAATGAATTCAACCTTTCCTCAGCATCCGTCTTGATGCGTTTGGCTTCCTCCTTAGCATTCAACAAAGCATTCTCAGCTTCAGGAAGCTCCTGCTCTACAAGCTTGCAGTATTTCCCACGAAGGTCCGATTTCTCCACATCATCCATGTAACGCAGCGCCATCTCGTTCTCAGGGAACAAAGCATTGAAGTGTTCATTCACTGCCTTAAGGATGTCTTTCTCACTCTCAGCTTTCTCAAAATGCAGTTCCAATGGAAACTGTTCCCGAACTGCTTCCGGAAGAACAAATTTCAGTTCCTCAGGTTCGTAATCTTTAATTATTGCCATATTAATATTTGTTTTCGTACTCGGCTGCAAATGCCGAATAATATTGGTCTGTAGGTAACGGTAGCTGTATTCCGTATTCTGTCATTATATCAGTCTTGACGGCATCCAGGAAATGTGACATCTCCATTGTGCTAAGTCCCTTTGTGCCCCTTGCAAGTTCCGTCCTCTCACCTTTCGGGGTGATAACCATCTTCGTAAGGAATTTCTTACAATACAGGTCATGTATCGTTTCCACCCCTTCCTTTGTACTCCAGTACGCTTCACCGGTGAACTCACGTAAGGCACCACCCACGCATCTGAACCACATCCACATGAGCGCGTTCTGGTCAAGCGTCCTGGGCTTAGTCTTTCTCTTGATGGTAAGAGTATATTCACCATTACGGAGAAGGCTTAGCATGAAGTTGAAATCCTTGTCCATGGTAGCCTTCCCGTCTTTCTTAATAATTGTAGCCTCCATAACAATCAGAACGGTAAATCATCACTTGGAGTCCCTGATGGTAATGGAGCGTTCGAAGAATTATTCCGTGAACTACTATCCTGTGAACCACTCTTAGATGTTGAAAGAATCTCCATGTTATCTGCGAATATCTCTATAATATATCTCTTCACCTTACTGTTATCCTCATAACTTCTGGATCTGATTTTACCTTCGATAAAAACCTTGTCTCCCTTGTGTAGATATTTACCTGCAACCTCAGCAAGCCCCTTCCATAGTACAATGTTGTGCCACTCTGTCCTGTCCGGTACCTGAGTACCATTCTGCAACGTGTATCCCTTTTCCGTCGTTGCCAGTGTGAACTGGCAGACTTTTGTTCCGGAATCAAGCGTTCTTACATCAGGGTCCTTTCCAAGATGCCCTATCAGCATTACCTTATTAAGCATTTTCTTCCTCCTTTCTTAATGTGATTCTTATAGATGCAGCAGTTTCAGTCTCCTTGATGTACTGTTTATACAACTCGGGATGCTCAGATTGAAACCTCTTAGTGTCGAAAGATTTTTTGATTCCTGCAGGTGTTATGGTAGCTTTCAATACACCTGTGTCCCACGACTTGACATCGTGTTCAACCATTGCGCGTTTCAACGAATCCTTGAAACCGTCAATGAACGGCTGTATTCTCTCAACTTCCGCTACAGCTTCAAGATATTTGTTTATCACGTCCTTTGGCAATAGCTGTACTTCATCCTGCTTGTGTTCAAGTGCAGTTTCAGTATCAAGGTAACGTGTTCCCTCAATCTCACACTGCAACAGCCTTTTGACCTCCACGTCAGATTTCCGGAAAAGTGGAATAAGTTTTGATTTTTCATTGTAGAGCCATACACCAAACAGAGCATCTACTTTAAGATGTGGGTTAAGTAGTTCAAAGAAATACGCATAAATAGACAACTGCCATGCAAGATATTCCTCATCCAGTGCATAAGTAGTCTTTACATCTACCAGAGCAATCGTTTCATTCTTCTCCCACACACAATCAATATTGGAAGCAAAGTATTCTCCATCAGATACTGTATATTCGTTCGCAAGTGCATTATACCCTGCACCAGTCCTAAGAAGCAGATAGTTCATTGCTTCCTGACTTTCAGGCTCAAATCCTGTTGTATCAACAAACTGGCATTCGTGATGAACTCTTGTACCTCTATCTGCTGCCCTTTCAAGTATATACTTTGGAACATCCTTGTACTTATCCGGAAATAATTGTCTTTTAATCATTCCCGTTATTCCTGAAAGCTGCTTGTCGCCCAGGAAATAGGTGTGGTTCTCTTCATTGAAAACCACACCTGACTCAACTAATTCTATCATTCTGGATATTTTTTACACATTTCCATTGTTGCATTTCTGAACTCCAAATTCTGCTGAAGTGCTGGATACTTCTTCCAAACTTCGTTAATGGCATATCTGCTCTGACATGCATTCACTTCAGCAACAGCATCTTTCAGTTGTTTCCCGGTGAACACTTTAGGATTTTTCTGCTGAGGCTGCTCAGACTTCTTTTCCTTTGGCATAGGGAACTGGTATCTTATCACACCATTGTTGTCTACAATGATACATTTACTAACCTCTCTGTTCTTGTCATACTCAATCTCACTTACAGAGAACTTAGTATAAGTAGAACATTTTCCCGAAGTGCTCTTAAAGATTTCGTTTGGTTCAAGTTTTACCCAAATAAAAGGTGCCGAGTAAAGTTCTCGACCAATCCCCCAGTTGAATCCGGCACGCTTGAATGCATCGGAAGCCTGACCTTTCTCCTTTTCCGTATTGGATTCAGTTCCGACATCCTGCTTGCTCACCCATTCCTTTTTCTTTTCATCGTAGATTGATATGGTGCAGAATAGGTTTCCGTTCACAACTTCGTGGTCTCTCTTCCAGTTCATTGGTCCGAACACCTCATCAAGAAGTCTCATATCCACACGGGCATCCTTGTACAGCAACAATGTGCATCCTTTCTCATTGATTGTACCTATTCGGCATTCAATCTCGTTTGCTCTCAGGGTTCTTATGTTCACAATTTTGTCAGAAAGTGTCTGTTGCACTTCTTTTTCTTCCTGTTTTTCTTCCTGATTATCTTTTTCAGGAACGTCTGTTTTAGCTTTTCTTTCAGCCATAATTAAAATATTAATGGTTTGACTTTTAGTTCTTTACATCTGTAAAGGTAGTTCAGATAGTCAAGTTTTGCAATCCGAAACTTCGCCATTTTTACGCCTTAACCTTTGTTCTCATTATGATAAATAAAACCCTGGGGCGTATTCCCCAGGGCACATCACACACAATCAATCCTTTCCGATTTCGCGTTACATTTCAGATAGAGTCAACGGCTAACCGATGCTGCGCGGATGAAACCCTGCGCTATCTTCGCCCTACTTTCGGATTTAATAACGGATTTTCTTTCTTCTTTTTAGGTTTCTTGTTGTAGTATGGCATATTATTTAAATCCCCATTCTTTCATGTAGTCAATATTTTCAGGAAATCCCTCTACCGATTTAGGACTAAGGAATATTTTCTCACTTTTCAATGGAGTGCCTCCCCATATAGTAGCAGGACATTCTTCATATTCTTCTTTAGAAACTTCACTCACACTAAAGCGTGGTTGGAAACCATATCCCATTACGCTTTCTCCTAAGTAACTACCAAACTTCTTTAAAGCCCATTGAAATGCGATTTCTTCACTGAATAATCCATTTTTAGAAAGGACTGCTGCATATATTCTATGCATATAGCATCCTGTTTCAGTTAAATCAGGATTGCAACGGATGCAGAAATAGGAAATATTTCGCAAAATCTCTTTCACATACGTTTCATGCTCCTTACATTCTTCTTCTGTAAGAAACTCTTTTCCATCATTAGCGATGTAAATAGTCTTAGTTATTTCTTTCGTTTCCATATTCTTTATTTTTGAGATTATTTGTGGGCACTACGGGAATCGAACCCGCATCTTCGACTAACAATAGAGATTTCTAACACTAACAAACAAACATGGAATGGAATTATGCCGATGTTCTACCATTAGACCAAGTGCCCAGGAAAAAAATAGTACGGACGACTTTCACAAGCCAGTCCGTACACCAAGAAATTAAAACGTAAACATTTATGTAGAAAATAACCACCTTCACAGGCTTTTAGACTTGTTCCTTTTTTTATGTCTCTTCTTGTACGAACAGTACCTTAACACATCAGCACCATTGCAGAACCATTTTCCGTTCTGACAATCTGCCTTCTTCTCAGCACGTATCTTACCGCTCTCAACAAGCTTTTCCAACCGGTTCTCGGAACCGACTATTCCTGATGCCTGAGACTTGCTGAACTTTATTCCTTCCATTGCAAGAAGTATGTTCTCAAGAATCATTCCTGCTGTATTATCTGACAATATTGTAGTCATAAACTTCCCATTTAATTCGAACACCATCAGCTAACACGTTTAACCGTTACAATTCCGGCTTCACGGTCTGTCTTGCATTTCCATGACATACCTGAAGCACGTTCAACATCCAACCTATTGGCTATTGTACCCATAAGAGAAATTCTCTGATGAATACCAAAAATAACCTCTTCATCTATTTTCATGGATCGTAATGTCGATACAATAGGTCTTTTACCCATAACTTCTACCTTTCTTTCCATATTACAACACAAGCATATACCGATGCAATTACAATGATTATACAGGAGCATATCCATATACCCTGCACCGGACTTGGTATTGTGATTGCTCCATACAACATGCCAACAGCACATATAGCTACCATCAGCATACATATACGACTAAATACTTTCATAACTAATAAGTTTAAGTTCCGAGAGACGGATTCGAACCGCCACCTGCACCAAAAATCCTTATGCCCTCAGACTGGTGCCGTTCTGCCATTAAACAACCTCGGAATGTTCCCTCCGGAATTTTATAATCATGGGATTTCTCCGGAGGGATTTCTTAATTTTACGCTGTCAAACTAAAAAATTAAGATTTATGAAACATTTTATCGAACTTCTTCTTAACCACTTAGATTCCTTATCATTACTAGTAGGAATTATATTCTTTTTTATCAGAGAACTTTATAAGTTGAGTATCAGAAAAAAAGAACTAAAATTCAAAACCTTCTACTCAAACTCCGTCAATTCCATATCAGAATTCCTCGACTCTTTTCTTTCATACAAGGCAGCAATGAGAAACATCAACCTGATTGACATCCTCAATGGGCAAACAGACATCCTTGAATTGAATAAGATAGCTTATGAGCCTCTTATTGACATGAAAAACAAGAACCTGAAATTGCATTTCTACCTTGATAAAGGACTTTATGAAAAATATGATTCACTCGTACAAAGTTCCTCACTGCTTTATGATGAACTCAGAGACATAATATACAGCAAGGATTTGCCATACCCCGATAAAATCAATAAATACGAGGAAGCATTCACGAAATTTGAAGAGACTACAGAAAATTGCTTAATCCAAGCAATTAACGAATCTCAAAAGAAGCTCAGCAATCATAAAGAAAAAAGAAATCATACATAATACAGAAGAAATGACCAACATCACAATCGCAATAGGACACCAATAATTGGCTCCGTTAAAATCAAAAGGTCGCTCTTCCTTACACGATTTCCATATTTCATAAACAAGGCATGGAGAAACCATGCCGAATGCCCATGCTGCCACAAAATAAAGCATTGCAAATAGATTTTTCAATGACTCGGCAGTTTCTATCGAATTATCTATAACCATAACAAACTAATTTGAATTAGGGCTGGAGAAGGGAGTCGAACCCTTTCATCAACGATAATCATTATTGCATTCATCTATTTTTTATAACCCAGTGTTGCGCTCTACCGTTAAGCTACTCCAGCTATATCATATCGTAAAACCTATTACAATAGGCCGAATTGCTACAATTCTACACTCTGTCGGACCGCCCGTTATCCACGGTGAATTACTATACCATACCAGTATGTCCGTCAGCCAAAAGATGTCAAGGAACTCTTCTCTATTGTTCCCGGATAGGCGGTCAGGCCACACCGGGATTTGATTTGTCAATCACCGAAAACACTCATTCTCATCTCTTCTTTTGAAGTGAAAAGCTCTGTTTCGGAATAGGATACAAATGATTCATTGGAGAATTCATTTCCTTTAGGAACCACCATGTAATAGTAGTTCTTCTGTACTCCATTGGAATCCACAGAGATACTTATCCCCTTGATTGTTTTCTCTTCAGCCTTCATTCCTATAAGTGTCCAGACTTTCTGTCCTGGCTGATACTTGGTTGGTTTAATTTCCATAATGGTTTTGACTTTTAGTGAGGTTTTTATTACGCAAATTTGTATCTCAAATAATCGGCTTCACTTGCAAAGCCGGGGTCAACGCTACTGAAATCATCATCATTTTCAATGTGGCTTTCAGCAACTTTGAGTTCATCTTCAAGAAAACTTATGAAATCTTCCTTGCTGTCGTCTGTATTGAAGTAAGATTGCATCTCTTCTTCTGTCATAGACTTTGCTTTTTCGATGTCAGCTTTAAGACTTTCAGCTTCATTTTCGTAGAAAAATTCATCAGTTTTCATTTTCAATTATTCGTTTTAATTTCTATTTTTGTATGTGTGTATGTTTGTATTGCAAAGGTAATCTCATTTGAGATAATTTGCAAACATAGAGGTATAATTATTATCTCATGTAGGATTATTTAACATTTATGTAGAATATGATTGAACGGATAAAAAAAATAATTAACCACTACGGACTATCTGACAGGGCTTTTGCTATTAAATGCGGAATTAAGCAGAATACATTCAGTAATCAGATTAACGGTGTCAGAGAGATAAGTCTACAAACAATCAATAGCATACTTATCACATTTGAGAACATTTCAGCAGAATGGCTTCTTCGCGGTAATGGAGAAATGCTGCTGACATCTGAACAGCCAACTTCTTCAAACGAAAACGACAGATTAAGCAAGCTGATTGACACAATAGCCTTCCAGCAGGACACCATCAACAACCTGCAGAGAAGAATCAAGGAACTGGAAGCGGAACTGATAATAGCTAATAATGAACGTAAAATAGGATAATATGAAAAGATTTATTTTTATCGCACTTGCACTTATTATTAGTACAGTTGGACTTTATGCAGAAAATTATATTTACTGCGAACTTGTTGGAACTACAAAACTAATGAGTAACAAAGTTAAAGTTCAAGTTGACTATGGCCAGGAAACGTCTTTCTGGAAAGGTATATCATATATGAAAGACGAAAACGGGAAGAATATAGAATTCAATTCTATGGTGGATGCAATGAACTACTTCGGAAAACAAGGATGGGAATTTGTACAAGCTTACGCAGTCACAATGGGAAATCAAAACGTATACCACTGGCTATTGAAAAAAGAAGTATCTGAAGAAGAACTGAACAAAGCATTGGAAACAGAAAAGTAATAATATTAATATGAAATATATTTACTGTATAATAGCAGCGATTCCCATAGTAGTCTATTTATTAAACTTCATGGGACATGCCATAAGTAACAATCCAGAGAATTGGGCATTTTTTGGAGATTATATAGGTGGAGTTTATTCTGTTGTATTAACATGTGTTCTAACTTTTCTGATGTATCAGCTAAACAAAAAAGATGAATACAACAGAGAAAGGCTATGCATAATCAAGGATTTATATTCTAATATCAGAAAATTTGAAAATACCAATCCATTACGAATAGCAGAGGTTAATAGCTTCACAAATAAAATTATAGACAACGAACTTATCTTACCTTCAAATATATTTGAGAAACTTATAGAATTCTCTGATTATTATAAAGGGATTGCAAACAACAATAATAGAGACGTACAAAAAGAATCAGAAATAAAAAAACTATTAAAGGAATACTACAATGAGCAGAGAAATTAAAATACCCAGGATTTGTACTATTGGGGAGATTTTTAAATTTCTTAAAGCCGTTGAGGAAATATTCTCTTTGGAAAACAAATTTGAACCAGATGTTGTATTTAATATGCTTGAAATAGAAGACATAGACCTTACCGGACTTCTATTAAACTATAAAATAATTGAATTTGCTGTTGAACATAATTGTATTTGCAAATCAAAACTAAGTGCTAATGACTTAGTTGAAGATAAATTGATGGAATATTATTTTTGGGATTTACTTCAAGCATACATCAAAGAAAAAAAAGCAAACTACAAGAAACTTGACTTTAAAATTAAGGGCGAGTTTTTTATAGCACCAGTAGCATTATTAAGAAAAGATAAATTCTCAAAGGAAAAGATTAAAGATGACTTCCTTCCTAAAATAGAAGAATATTACAAGAATATTCCTGAAGAAAGGAATATAGACAAAACCAAGGTTTCATCAATGATATTGCAATGTTTTAGTGAAATATTATTAAACTTTTGGGAACATGCAGTAGAAGATACAAAATCTATTATTGTAGCAAACGGAAACTCTGATTATGCGGAGATAATATGTGCAGATACAGGAAATGGAATAATATCAACTCTAAAACCTGTACTAAACAAATTATACTCAAAGGATGACATTCTCGCTAAAGCTATGGAGAAATTTGTTACTTCTAAAAAAGATACAGACCACATGGGGTGTGGATTATGGATTTTAAACCAGATAACAAATTTATCAAAAGGAAGATTATATATCTTTTCAGAAGGAGCATACTATCTAAACAATTTTGGTAAATTTACAAAAGGAGAGTGTTCATATTGGAAAGGAACCATAATTTACATGTTCTTACGATTATCTACCCCCAAAACGCTCTCTGACATAGAAGATTTTACATCTGAAGAGTTTAACGATTTAAAAATAAATTTTCAATGAATACAATAGATTTAAAAGACTACTCTCCAATCATAAGTGATAAAAACACTGGAGCAAAAATATACAATGAGATTAAGAAAAATGAGCCATTAAATAATAAAGTTACTATTGATATGTCAAGTATAAAATCAATGGCAACATTTTGTGCAAAACAAATTTTCGGCAGACTTTATATCGAATTAGGATCTGAATGTTTTTTTAAAAACATCATAATAAAAGGAGCATCAGATGACGTACAATCAATTATAAAATTAGGTATAAGATTTGCTGTGGAAAATGAAATTAAAGATTTGCCACAATGATATGACTTATTCCCTTTTCTTTTTCCATGGCGGAGGTTCAGGAATATAATCAACTTTTATACCTAAATCAGAAAGAATGTTTTTCAAATGCCAAACAAGCATTTCATCACTTGCATTCTTTTCACTGATAAGGTATCTCATTTGATATATGATTCCTCTAATTGCAGTTTCAGATATTTTCAGTTTCTTAAACATATCGCTTTTTGTTGCAAACATACAAATATTTTTCATACAGAAAGCTAAATTGCAATATTGAGAAATATCATATTAAAAATATATTCCACTTTTATTCCAGTCGGCTAAAAGTCAACATCTATAATTAATTGAATTTCAGCAAGAAGTATCACATTCACAAGATTAAGTCTAGTTTAGTTTTTGTGTTGTGATACTCCTGCTGAAAGTGTTCAGCAGGAGTATCTTTTTTTCATCTGTTTCAAACAAAAAATATGTTTATTAACAAAAACGGAGGAGAAGGATGTTAAAAAACAACAACTCCCACAGAATGCATATTCTTACAAATTGTATGACAGAATTCAGGGAATATCAATCAGTTTATGGGTCTGCAGACTCAGTCGCCACTGAGGATAAGACTTGATATATTCTACGACCTCTGCCGTATTCTGACAAGAACAAGGCTGCAAAAAATAAGAAGAAGCCTTTAATTGAAGATAAGGAGACACATCCTGCCCTAAAAAAACCACTTTCACCTCATCCATACGACGGACACGTAACGAGGCACCTAATTTGGGAGAACAGGTAACCCAGTCAATCGACTCAGGAAGTACACATGTGCCATTCGTTTCAATGCAAACATATTTTCCAGCCATATGCAAGGCAGCAACTAAATCTTCATCCACCCACAGTCCCGGTTCACCACCTGTCAAAATTACCGTTTTGCAAGGATACTGACAGACTTGTTCCAGTATCTCTTCATCCGACATCATGACTCCTTCTTTATGGCGCGTATCACAAAACTCACACTTTAAGTTACATCCGGAGAAACGGACAAAGACGGCAGGTGTACCCACATGGAAGCCTTCTCCTTGAAGGCTATAGAATATCTCATTAATCTTTTTCATAAATCACCCGATTACCTTCAGACTCACACACTTCCACCTTCACACAATGGGGTACTTGCTCACAAATCCACCGGGCAATATTTTCGGCCGTAGGATTACAAGGAAGCACATCGTTCAGGTTCTTATGGTCAAGCTGCCCTTTTACCACTTCCTTTATATGCGTAAAATCAACTACCATACCATCTTCATTCAATTGCTCTGCCTGGCAATATACGGTGATAATCCAATTGTGACCATGCAGGTTTTCACACTTGCTCTCATAAGAAAGTTTCAACTTATGTGAAGCTGAAATTTCCATGCGTTTAATTACTGTATACATAACTTTTTGATTTTTAAAAGATTAAAAAACACTGCATTTAATGTCACCTCAATGCAACGACAAAGG